CTGTTATCGCGGATACCCAAACGATGTCGTCACGGTGACCTATACGGGTGGCTTAGACGGCGACGCAATCAAGGTATTCCGTTTGATGATACTGCGGGCCGCATCTAGAGAAATGCAAAATATGCACGACGATGTTGTTGGTATTAAAGATTTGAATACGCGTAACGTTGCGCCGATGCAAACAGGCTTGCTTGATTCCGAAATGATGATTCTGAAGCGTTATAAGAGACGACAAATCGGATGATCAAAAATGTTGATGTAGATATTGATGGCGTCCCAACAGCCGTCGCTTATCTAGAAGAAATGAAAATTAGAATGGAAGACTACTCGGTCCCATTCGCTGGGGCACGAGAACTTCTTGCTGCTCATAATGCAGAAAACTTTTCATCAAACGGTCTGCCAGTTGGCGGATGGAGCCCTCTTGATGCTGAGTACGGTTCCTGGAAGTCACGTAATTTTCCTGGCGCACCCCCAATGGTTAGAACAGGTAAATTGTTTGAAAGCCTCACCTCTTTGCGTGGTGGGGTTAACGTTGTTCGACCAACATCTGCAGAATTCGGTACTACTGTTGAGTACGCGAAGTTCCATCAATATGGAACAAACAAGATGCCTAAGCGTCAGTTAATTTTTGATCCACCCGAATTCGCTAAGGTTTTCTCTGAGCGTGTTGCTAAATGGGTTGCTGAAGGGCTGATTTAATATGCAAGGGTCACATAACGCAAAATTGTTTGTAACTAATTATTTTAAAGCAGATTTTAAGCGTCGGTTAGACGACTACCGTTTTGCTCGTCGCGCTGAAGGCGAATGGTTCGTTGACGATGGCGCACTCCCAGAACCAGCAAAGTATCTGACATACGAGCCGCTTGCGCTAGACGAATGGCCGATGATTATTACTGTAGCGATTTCTGCGTCTAAGTTTGAACGCGAGGACTATACGCCTGTCATGGACCCGCTTTATAGGGTCACATACAATATGAGGACGTACGCCTGGGTTCGCGCAAACGGCAGTGAAGAAGTTACTTTGATGCGAGACCGCCTCACTACAGTCGTACGCTCCGCATTGCTGGACTACCCATGCCTAAACGCAAATAAGCCAGAATATTATTTAGAGGTACTTATTGATGAAGGAACACTTCGCGAAGAGTATTCTGATCTAACATTAATAAAAGGCGACAGAGTTTTGGCCGGATCGTACATTTCATATGACTTGACAGTTGTCGAACGAATAACAAGACAGCCCCTTGGCGAAGTAGACACGTTTGAAATTGAACTTGAAACCGCACAACTTGATGAACCACTCCCCTGAGTACAGATACTTGCAGCCTTTAGCCAGCAAGAGCATGTACGATTAATATGAACAGCACAAAGTTTGTAAGGTCGCAAGATATAGATTCTGAATCTTCAGAATTGAATATAAAATGCGAGTATACTTACTGAGGATTTTGGCACTCAAGTCGCAAGACGGAAGGACATCGAATGCCCGGTGTAGTAGTCACAACAGCGGTACGAACAGGCCCCACAGTAGCCAACGTAGCGCCATCAGCAACATTTTTCATTGTCGGAATCACCGAGCGTGGTCCGGCAGATGAGGCCTTGCTTGTTACAAGCCTAACCGAATTCGAAGACTACTACGGTAGTTTCGTTTCGTACGGCTATGTACATCAGCAAGTTCAAACCTTCTTTGAAGAAGGCGGAGCGCGCTGCTATGTCAGTCGCGTAGTCGGCGCTAGCCCGAACGCCACTTCAGGCCAAACCACAACTGGAACCATCACACTGGATACGGCCAGTGCTCAAGACGCAATCATCTTGACTGCTGTCGGACCTGGTGCATGGTCAGCAAACCTTGACGTCTCTGTCGTCACGCTTGGTAACGGTTTTGCCGTCAAGTTGTTCCTGAACGACGAGCAGGTGTATTCGACCGGAGAATGTGCAACAGCAACAGTTGCTGTGAACAAGATCAACTCCAGCGTTATTGCTGGTCGCTACGCCACAGCAGCACTTGCTACTGGTGCAGCCGCCTATGTTCCTGCCATTCTTGCAGCAACCCCTTTCAGTGCTGGTGCAGACAACCGCACAAACATCACCCTCGCCAACTATGTTGATGCACTAGACAATCTCACTGATGATCTTGGTGCCGGCGCAGTCGCCCTCCCAGGCGTTGCTGATGTTGCTGGTATCAATCTGACAGACATGCACACAGCATTGATTGAACATGCTGACGCAAACAATCGCGTCGCCCTCTGCTCATTCCCATCGGACTACACGTCCACAGAAGCAATCGCTGAAATGACAAACTACTCCAGTCTTGCTGGATCAGAGCATTCAGCGTTCTTCTGGCCATGGGTTACAGCAAATCGTGCAGTCAATACACCAATGACGATCTCCCCTGAAGGATACGTAGCAGCGAAGCGTTCAGTCGCATTCAACGCTATCGGACCGTGGGCCCCGTACGCTGGTCTGTCATCTGAAGCAGCGTTCATTACTGGACTCGCTTCAACGGTTGGCAAATCAACTGGTGACAGTCTTGACGAAGCCCGAGTTAACGCTCTTCGCGTGATCAGCGGTCGTGTCCGTATCTACGGTGCACGTTCAGCGTCGGATGACGAAGAGAACTTCCGCTATATCACGGCCCAAGAAATGCTCAACTACATTGTTGTTGAAGCACAAAGTCGTCTTGAGGACCTCGTGTTCTCTACGATTGATGGCCGTGGTTCGCTATTCGGTCAGGTTGATGCACGACTTCGTTCGTTGCTCGATCCGATCCGTACCGCAGGTGGTCTATACGAAGCCTTTGATACCCTTGGGAATCGTATCGACTACGGTTATACGGTTGTTGTCAACGAGGCAATCAACCCAGTCAGCCAGTTGGCTGGTGGATTGATCAAGGCCAAGGTTGGCGTCCGAGTTTCAAGTATTGGTGACCAAATCCAGGTTGAGGTCACGAAGTCCAACCTCACAGCATCAGTTGTCTAATAAGGAGTAATAGTGTCTAAGGTATCTCAGCGCCAGATTCTGGCAAAGGTAGTCCCAACACCAAGTATGGGTACTGAGGTTGGTCCACAGATTCCTGGCTATTTTGCCCAGGTTTCTGGTGGAGAAATCACTGCATCTGTAGAAAAGATTTATGTTGGCGGAAGCCAGTTCCCAGAAGTGCTTTGCGCTCCTGCGGAAATTGGTGACCTTACCCTCACTCGCCACTTTGATGATTCGGCCGCAACTGGAGACAAGGCATATTTGCAAAGCCTTCGTCAGAAGGTTGGTCGTTGCTACTATGACGTTACGGTCTACACCCTTGACTGTGACCTCAAGGTTCCTGGCAGTGACCGCGTTTATCCTGGTTGTTTGCTTGTTGGAATTAGCGAACCTGATGGTGACTCATCATCTGGTGCTCCAGCAGTTTTTGCGCTGACATTCAGCGTTTCAACTGTCGCTGTTTGATCTAGTAGTTCCCGTCAGTTCTTTCTAGGGCTGGCGGGAACATAAATGTTATCTATCTGCATTACTTACAATATCTACTGTGCTAAGGTTCCAAATTATGGCTGATACATTCCAACTTGATAATGATATTCCTGAACCCAAGGGCTCAAATGCGAAAGAACCTACTGTTCTTCAACAGTTGAAGGCTGTTGTTGCTAAGAAGGTTGAACGCTCAACTATTTATATTGAGGTTCCGGAGCGTCCGGGCGTTGTGCTTATTGTTAGCCCGAACATCACTCAGCACCAGATGAAGGCGTGGCGTCGTAATGCTGGCGAGGAAACTAAGAATGGCCTTGATGCCTTGAAGTTTGCTTGTTCTGTTATTGGGCAGTCAACGATTGGTTTTGAAATTAATGGTGTTGAGGTTGTTAATGCTGAGGGCATCACCCTTACTTTTGCTTCGCCTGAAATCATGGAAATGACTGAGACTACTCGTCCTTTGCCTGACTGTGTCCGTGCTTTCTTCGGTATTGATCCTCATGTTGAGTCTGCTGCTGTGGCCATCATGGAAGCGGCTGGGTACGGGGACACCGTTGAAGCGGTAAACCCTACGAGGACGTCCTCGACAGTCTAGTTGAGGACCAGCGGATTCAAACCGCTGCAAGGTTAGGGGAATTATTTGGTACTGACCCTATCCGTCTTTTAGATTGCTCTGATGAGGATTGGTTTATCCGGTTCGCTTGCGCAAAAGTTATTGCTGCTGATCGGGAAGAGCAGCAGAAAAAGATGGACCAAGGGCGCTAAAATGGTGTTGTCCTATAACTTTGCTATTTAATTAGGTGTGTAATGGCTGACCAGAGAGTAACAATCAAATTAGATGTTAACTCGTCTGGTCAAGCCGACATTACTGCAATGCAGAAAAGACTTGCCATGTTGGGCAAGGAGAATGAAAAGTTTGCTAAACAGCAGAATCTTATTAGTCAACACTTTTTAAAAATCAAAGATCGTACTGATCTTGTAAGTAAAACTTTTATGAAGATGCGTTCTGGTTTGGGGACGCTTATCGGCATGTTCGCCAAGTTCAACGCTATTATTAGTGTTTTGGCTACGGCTGTTTTGCCTTTGCTTAACGCCGTTTTTGCTGCTGGCCGTCTTGCTGTTAAGGCTTATCAGGGGGCTATGCAACTCGCTGCTGCTGGTGTTGCTGCTTTGGCCGCTGCTGTCGCTATTGGTCTTGCTGCTTTTAAAGAATATAATGCTGCATTAAATTCTTTTGCCTACACTAATTCACCTAATTTCCAGTCTCAGACTGCTAATGCTTCTGCGGCTATGCGAACTTTATCTAAGGACGCAAGCCTTGCCGTATTTGGTGTCAAGGGTTTAAGTGATGCTTTTACTCAAGTTAACCAGAGTAGTAAGTTTACTGGTGAGTCACAAAAGATGTTGCGGTCTTTGTCTGATTTTGCTGCTGCCGGTGGCGACCCTGCTAAAAATATTGCTGCCGCTGGAGCATTTATTGGTTTGCTTCAGAAGGAAGGAAAGTTAACTAATTCTGTTTTGCAGTCTGGCCAAAAAATTGGTCCGGCTTTTGCTAAGGCTCTTGATGAAGCAAAAAAGAAGGGCATGACTTCTGCTGAGGATTTGAAGCGGATGCTTTTCAGTGGCGATCTTGCTGCTTTGGGTGGTGTTACTGGTCAGGCTGCACGTGTCCGTCAAACATTGTTTGGGCAGTTCAAATCTTCTATGGGTCAGTTTGTGACTTTGGGTTCTGATATTGGTGCCTCTTTGCTTGACCCTACTAAAAAAGCCTTAACTACTATTACTGATTCTTTAATGAGTTTGATGCGTCGTGTCGGTCCGTCGATTGCTGCTTTTGGTAAGGGTCCTTTGATGGACGGGTTTGTTAAGTCTTTTCTTAAACTTGAAGAGATTATGATTACTCTTTTCCGAAAGTATTTGCCTGCTTCTGGTGGGATGATTAAAAGGTTTGTTCAAGGGTGGAAAGAAGTTGTATTTGTTTTTGAAGATATTGTTGATCGCCTTCGTCCATTTGTAGAATATGGGCGCGCAATTATGGACATTTTTGGTCCTGCGTTTACCGGCATTTTTACGCGTCTTGGCGAAAAGTTTGGCAATATCGGAAAACTTATTGAAGATAATCGTGAAGAGTTTGATACTTTCGGTCAGAACATTAAACGATTTATAGATTTGTTTTTTGATTTTGGTGCAGTGTTAGAAACAAGTTTTGTTAATGCTTTGCCTATTATTAATCGTCTTGCTGATGCGTTTCTTACTATTGCTGATGCGGTGCTGGCTATTGTTGGCGCTATCGGCAACATGGGTAGTCTTGGTGGTCTTGCTAGTTTAGGTTTGCTTTTTGGTGGTAAGACCATGCTTGGTGGTGGCAAAGGTGGCCGAGGCGGAAGAGGCGGCAAGGCCGGTAATAAGTTCCGTTC